AAGTAGATGAAGCACAAGATTTATCATTAATACAATGGGATATGGCTAAAACTATTTGGAATAATACGAAAGATTCTTTCATTGCAGGTGATGATGACCAAGCAATATTTAGATGGGCTGGTGCAGACGTAGATTCCTTTATTGCACAAACAGGAAAACTTTTAAATCTTACACAATCTAGAAGAATACCAAGAGCCATACATGACTTTGCATTAGGCATTATTAAACGTGTATCTAAAAGAAGATATAAAGAATGGGCACCTCGAGATTACCAAGGTTCTTTAAAATTTCATGATGATATAAAAGATTTAGATATGTCTTCAGGTGAATGGTATGTTTTATCGAGAACTCGTCATATGTTAGATAACATAGAAGATGAAATGAGAGAAAGGGGTTGGTATTTTGAAAATAGATTTAAAGTAATGCCGGAAAAAGATGCAGCTGAAGCTGCAGCAGATTGGGAATCGGGAAGAAAAGGAACTCCATTAAACTATAAGCAAATAGAAAGAATATATAGTTATATGACGCCTCAAAAGGCAACTAAAGAAAAACTTAAAGGAATGGCTAAAGAAAGTTATTATAATTTATCTCAATTAAAAGACTATGGATTAAAAACTGATGAAGTTTGGCATGAAGCATTTGATGATCTAAACTTTAGAAGAAAAAATTACATTAGAAGTATGCGTAGAAATGGTGAAAACTTAAAAGCAAATCCAAGAATTCATTTATCTACCATGCATAGTGTCAAAGGTGGCGAAAGACCCAACGTAGTTTTATTAACTGATCTTACTAATAACACTAACAAATCTTACAGAAAAAATCCTGATGATGAAACAAGATTATTTTATGTAGGTGCAACACGAACAAAAGAAAACTTACATATAATAAGACCTAAAGATTATGAGAAGGCTTACCCAATGGAAAATGTATGACCCATCCTTATGCTGAAAGTAGAAAACGAGCTAGAAAAAAATGGAGACAAAGTGTGAAGGGTAAAGCATGGGATTTAGCATATAGCCGCAGGCCAGAAGTTAAAAAAAAGAAACATGCATATTATATTAAAAAATTAATTAAGGAAGCTACGAATGTATAAAATTATTGATGACTGTATTACAAAAAAGAAACAAAAATTCATTATTGAAACTATAATAGATAATTATTCTTTTCCTTGGTATCTTCAAAAAGATGTTTCCTTTGACAACGGGAAACAACAAAGACCTTGTTTTGCACATATTTTTGTTAATGAAGCTGAGGAAAATAGTCATTATTTTAATTTAATTAAACCCTTGTTTTTAAAATACATTAAAAAACAAATTATTAATTGTAAGACAATTATACAACTTCCCTTAAAAAAAACTAAATCTACTTATGACACTCCACACGTAGACTCTAAAAAGCCGCATCAAGTTTATTTATATTATGTAATGGACTCCGATGGTGAAACGGTATTATTTAAAAATAATAAAATACACAAAAAAATAAAACCTAAACAAGGTAGACTATTAATTTTTGACGGCAGTATTTTACATACTGCGTACCAACCTCAACATAATTTAAGGTGTGTTATAAACATAAATGAAAGTAAAGATGAGCGATATATATAAAAAGCAGGTAGGTGGAAACCACTATCGAAACATGGTTATTCAACCTTCAGAATTTATTAACAAAAATAATCTTCCATTTGCTGAGGGCAACGCCATAAAATATTTATGTAGGCATAAACAAAAAAATCAGAAAGAAGATTTACTAAAAGCAAAACATTATATTGACATGGCGATCGATAGAGACTATCCTGAGCCAGTGAAAGAGATAAAAAAAGAAAAAAAGAATTCATGGGGCATCATTAAATGAAGTGTTTCTATTGTAATGCAGAAGTAAGATGGAATAATGATTATGATACCGAAGATACTTTTCCAGATTCAGAACATAATATTGTAAGTATGTATAACTGCGATGAATGTGATACTTGGTACGAAGTATTTCACCAAAAAAAGGAAAATAAATGATACAGTTTCCATTGTTTAAAGCCCAAACTGAATGGCTACCTCCAACAGATTTTCCAGACTTATCCAAGTATGATGAGATTGCAATTGACTTAGAAACAAAAGATCCAGACCTTGTTAAAATGGGGTCCGGTTCTGTGGCCGGTAGGGGAGACGTTACTGGTATTGCTGTCGCTGTTAAAGGATGGTCAGCTTATTATCCAATTGCTCACGAAGGTGGTGGTAATATGGATAGGAAGAAAGTTTTAAAATGGTTTCAAGGTGTTCTTGACACAGATTCCATCAAAATATTTCATAATGCAATGTACGACGTATGTTGGATTAGATCTCTTGGTCTTAAAATAAATGGTAAGATAATTGATACCATGATTGCTGCAGCGATCGTTGATGAAAATCAAATGCGCTACGATTTAAACAGCTGTAGCAGGAGATATGTAGGTTATGGCAAAGATGAATCAGCCTTATACCAAGCTGCAAAAGACTGGGGAGTAGATGCCAAAGCTGAAATGTATAAGCTACCGGCTATGTATGTTGGAGCATATGCAGAAAAAGATGCTGAATTAACTTATGAACTTTGGCAAGAACTTAAGAAAGAAATTTTACACCAAGACTTAACTTCTATTTTTGATTTAGAGACAGAACTTTTTCCTTGCCTAGTCGATATGCGGTTTTTAGGAGTGCGTGTAGACGTAGAAGCAGCTCACAAATTAAAAGAAGAATTACATAAAGAAGAAAAAGAATTATTACAAAAGATAAAAAAAGAAACCCAAGTAGATGTTCAAATATGGGCAGCGAGATCCATCGCTCAAGTTTTTCAAAAACTTGGCCTACCATTTGACCGCACCGAAAAAACAAATTCTCCATCATTTACAAAAAACTTTCTTCAGAATCACCCCCACCCACTGGTGAAACGAATAGCCCGAGCCCGTGAAATAAATAAGGCTCATACCACGTTTATTGATACCATATTAAAACATAATCATAAAGGAAGAATACATGCTGAAATTAACCAACTTAGATCCGATAATGGCGGAACGGTAACTGGGAGGTTTAGTTATGCTAACCCTAATCTCCAGCAAATACCAGCACGGAACAAGGAACTTGGACCACGGATTAGGTCATTATTCATACCCGAGGAAGGCCATACGTGGGGTGTATTTGACTATTCTCAGCAAGAGCCTAGGTTGGTAGTGCATTATGCAGCTTTACAGAATCTCTATGGAGTGGACGAAGTATTGGAAGCCTATAAACAAGGTGATGCTGATTTCCATACGATCGTGGCAGACATGGCTGAGATACCTAGATCACAGGCCAAGACCATAAATCTTGGTCTGTTCTATGGTATGGGTAAAAATAAATTACAAGCAGAACTCGGTGTATCAAAAGATAAAGCTGACGATCTATTTAAACAGTATCATAACAAAGTTCCATTCGTAAAAAGATTAATGGACAACGTTATGAATAGAGGACAAGAGCGAGGTCAAATCCGTACGTTGCTAGGACGATTATGCAGGTTTCATTTATGGGAACCTACACAGTTTGGCATTCATAAACCATTACCACACGATGCAGCACTTCAGGAACACGGACCAGGGATTAAACGTGCTTACACGTACAAAGCTTTAAACAGATTAATACAAGGATCAGCTGCTGACATGACAAAGAAAGCGATGATAGAATTATATAAAGAAGGAATTACTCCACACATACAAGTTCATGATGAACTTGATATATCAGTAAGTGATAATGCAAATAAGATAAAAGAAATAATGGAATCTGCAGTAACACTTGAAGTTCCAAATAAAGTAGACTATGAATCGGGACCTAATTGGGGTAATATAAAATAGGAGGAAACTATGAAACAATATGTAGACAAATTTATGATTTGGCAATTACACAACAGAAGAGAAATTGTTTGTTTTGTTGCTGGTCTTATTGTTGGCGCCATAATATTTTAATGTGCCATGGCTTACTTAAACGCAAACATTCCTGTGACGTACGCACAGATCAGGAGGGAGTATCTCTATGATCTTAAAAAACATCATGGCGAAGTTGAAGACTGCATTGTATTTGGGCTTTCGTCCATCACTGGTCGTCCGTTACTTTTTCATGCAATTATGGAAAATGGTGCGATCTTTTATAGGTTACCTATTTCGGCCTTTATTCAACGTGGTTTTCAACCGGAAACTGTTTCCTTA